GGATCCGCTCGGGCTCGGTTCCCGCAAACGCCGCCACCGCCGACGCGGGCACGGTTCTCGCCGAAATCACTTGCCCGTCGACGCCGTTCAATGCCGCGTCCTCGGGCGCGATCACCAAGAACGGGACTTGGCAGGACACCTCGGCCAACGCATCCGGCACCGCCGCTCACTGGCGCCTCTACAAGTCCGACGGCACGACGGTCGTCGCGCAGGGCACGGTGACGGTGACGGGCGGCGGCGGCGACATGACCGTCGACAGCGTCACGTTCACGTCTGGCCAGGCCTTCACGATCACGGCCTTCACCATCACCGCCGGCAATGCGTAGTCCGAGGCTGGCCGATGGCCACCTATACGATCAACGCCACGACGAACCAAGGATACGTCCGCTCGCAGGCGAGCAACTATAACAACGCGCGGGCTGGGTCTGGAAGCAAGTCCCTAACTCAGTCAACTTCGCAGGTTGCCGGCCAGCAGTTCCTCGGCGGCGTTCACTACATCGACGAGGCATTTCTTGAGTTCGACACGTCGACGATCACCGGCACGATCAGCAGCGTCGTCCTCAAGGTCTACATCACGAACATTTACGCCGACAATTCCTTTACCTGTCAGGCGCGGCTCTACGACTATGGCACATCGCTAACCACCGCGGATTGGGTGCCGGGCGCTGACGTTTCCGGCGACACGCTGCTGGCAACTCTGGCGTCGGGCTCAATGTCCGCCAATGCCTACAACTCGTTCACCAACGTCGCATTCCCGGCCAACATCAACACATCGGGCAAGACCCGGTTCTATCTCACAACCGACAATTTCGCCTCGGCTACATCGCCAGGTTCGAACGAAAAAGAAGCGTTCATTTTCCAGTCGCCGACCGGGACCAACGTCCCGCAGCTTGTCGTCGTCACCAGCGAAAGCACCGGCACCGCCTCGCTGACCCAGGCTAACGCGACGATCTCGGCCGCCGTCTCGATCGAGACGCACGGCGCCTCCGATCTCACGACCGCCAACGCCTCAATGGTGTCGACGGCTAGCATCATCGGCGCCGGCGAAGGCACCAGCGCACTAAGCTTGGCCGACGCGACCGTCTCCGCAACGGTCGGCATTGAGACCTTCGCCTATTTGGACCTCTCGCTCTCCGACGCGACTTTGTCGACGGTGGCGCTTGTGGACCTCAACGGCGCAGCGGACATCGACGCCGCGGACGCGACCGTCTCGGCCGTCGCCGCGTGGAACACCACCGGCAGCGCCTCGATGACCTTGGCCGACGCGGTCGTGACCTCGTCCACCGAGGACGCCATTCAAGGGGCGGTGACAGTCACGCTCTCCGACGCGGTAGTCTCCGCAACGCAGTCGGCGGTGTCGTGGCCCACCGTCTACGCCTTCCCGCAATCGCCGTTGACTGGCACATGGCGCCGGACGCCGGCGGACGACACGCTCCGCAGCGATCGCGAGGTCGGCGCGCGCCAGTACCGGGCCCGCCAGTCGAACAACTATTCGGATGCGACCTTCGCGATCATGCTCAAGACCGCGCCGCAGCGGACGGAGCTAGATCGGTTCTTCGAAGAGGACTGCGCGTCGGGCGCCAAGCCGTTCACCTGGGCGGACCCGGAGACCGGCGACGTCGTCAAATGGACCTGGGCCGAGCCTCCGGTTCTGATCCATGTCGCGAGTGACACCTACCGCGTCGAGTGCGCGGTCCGACGGGAAATGGTTTGATGCCGATCTCTGACCAACTCAAGCGGGCCGTGCTTCGCATCAACTCCGACGAGGTCGTCTCGACCCTACTCACGATCTCGGGCGACGGGTTCTCGACCTTCTACGTCTGCGACAACTCGGCCGACGTCGTGTCCAACGGCCAGACCTTCACGGCCTATCCCTTTGAAATCGAGTTGCCGGGCGACCGCGAGGACGCATCGCTGTGCCGGCTGCGGATCGCCAACGTCTCGCGCGAGATCGGGCAGGCGCTTGAAGCTGCGACCGGGCAGATCACGGTCAAGGTCCAGCTTGTGATGGCCTCGACGCCGGACGTCATCGAAAAGGAATTCGCCGGTTTTGATCTGCGCAGGTCTAGCCGCGACGTCATCACCGTCGAGGGCGAGCTGCAAATGGCGCAGTTCACGAACGAGCCGTGGCCGAAGATCAGGGCGACGGTCGGCAGACTTCCGGGCCTGTTCCCGCAATGACCTGGGCCGCTCCCTACGTCGGCCTGCCGTTCAAGGACGGAGGCAGGACGGCCGCCGGCCTCGATTGCTGGGGCCTGGTGCGGCTGGTCTACAGCGAGCAGCTCGGCCTTGACCTGCCGGACTTCGCCGAGATCAAGGCGGGCGACACGCGCCGGGTCTCGCGGGCGATCGCCGACGCGATCGACACCGACGAGTGGATCCCGGTCATCCGGGGCGCCGAGCAGCCGTTCGACGTGGTCGTGATGCGGGGCAACGAGGGCCGGTCGAGCATGTCTCGGCACGTCGGCGTCGTGGCTCCGAACGGCCGCCTCTTGCACATCGAGGAACACGTCGACGCGGTCCTGCCGCTGATGACCTCGCCGACCGTCTCGTTCCGCATTTCGGGGATCTATCGCCACCATGCTCTCGCCTGACTTCGTCCATGTGACCGCGCGGCCGGACTGGTTCGACCGCGCGCAGGCGTTTGCCATTCCGGTCGGGGCGAGCCTGGCCGACATCGTCGAGGCGTCTGGCATCCGCCGGGAGTGGTGGAACGAGCACGACGTCGCGATCAACGGCGAGATCATCCCGCCGGGAAACTGGCTGCGCGTTCGCCCGAAGCCCGGAACCATCGTCACGGTCCACCCGCCCAGGCTGCAGGGCGGCGGCGGAAACTCGACGGCGAAGAACGTCATCACGGCGGTCGCCGCGATCGCGATCATCGCCGGCGCGGCTTTCATCTCGGGCGGGGCGCTGGTGCCGCTGTTTGGCTCTGCCTTCCAGGCCGGGACGATCGGCGCCAATCTGGCCGCGGCCGGGTTCGGAATCGCAGGCCAGCTGGCGCTCCGGGCCCTGGCGCCGCCGCCAATCGCAGCCAATAACAAGAACCGCTCGTTCAAACCCGAGACCGTTGCCGGCATCACCGGCAACCCGATCGCACCTTTCGACTACCTGCCGCGCGTCCTCGGCTCGATGAAAGCCTCGCCGCCGTTCGTGGCCCAGCCGTTCACCTTGCTCGAGAACCAGGTTGTCACCGCCTACGCCATCGTCGGCCTTGCCGGAAATCATCTGATCGAGGACGTCGAGATCAACGGCGTGGCCGCCTCGGAATTCCCGGGCGTGACCATTGAGACGCAGGACGGCTCCGACAGCGTGACCGACCTTGCTCTCGTGACCCGCTGCGGCTTCGAACAGTCCGGCGATGCGCTCTCGGAATTCGACCTGGTCGAGCGGTCCGGCGAGTTGCGCCAGCTGGCCGACCAGTCGACGCCCGACAACTCGGTCCCGCAGTATCACTATTTCCAGACGCAGGGCACGGCCGACGAGGCGCATCTGCGGCTCGCCTTCCCGGCGGGGCTCTACAAGAACACCGAAGAGCGCGCCGGCTGCGCCTTCCGCATCGAGCTCAAGCTGGCGTCGTCCTCGGTCTGGATCAAGGGCCCGGAGTTCCACGTCAGCCCGACGGAGACTTTCGCCAAGGCATTCCGCCAGCGGGTTCGGCTGGTCTGGGGCGCGATTCCCGGGTCGGCGGTCCCGTCGTCCTCGACCGACGCCACCTTCTACGCCTACGGCTACACCGGCTCGGCGTCCTACAATTGGTCGGCAAACGCGCACTTCCGCAACACCGGCACGTCGAAGCCGGCGAAAAACGTCATCATCGATCGCGACGGGATCAACATCTACCTGTCCGGCGCGACCTTCCCGAAAGGCGTCTATGACGTCCGCATCAAGCGGTCGATGGCCTACACCTACAGCGACTTCTCGACCACGGCCTACACCTGGAACGGCAGCGCGGCAAACGCTGCATTCTTCGACTACTTCATCAATTTCTCGTTCCGCGACGTCCGCATCCAGCAACAGCGGTATGT